ATTAGAAGATATAAAAGAACTTCCTAATGTTCCTACTAAAATCTACGAGATTAAGGAATGGGGATATTCTATTGAGCTACAAGGAATAAGCAAAGCAAAACAAATTGAATTAGGTAGAATTGTTGAAGCTAACGAAACTGACGCTTTTGATTATCAAAAAGAATTATTAAAAGCTTGTATTATTGATCCCAAATTATCTGATAAAGATATAGATGAATTGTATAAAAAAGATAGTGCAATAATTGATAATATATTCTTAGAAATAAATACGCTAAATGGTATTGGAGGCTCTGTTTCGGCAGATCAATTTCAAGACTAATCACGATCTAGCTTTCCAACATAGATTAGCTAGAGACTTAGGCATGACTGTTGCGGAATTAACGACTACAATGAGTTCATTAGAATATAATAATTGGATAGCTTATTATATTTGGGAAAAGAAAATGAATGATGAGAACGTAGCAATGGCACAAGCAGAAGCTAATAAAAGGAATAAATAATGGCAAGTTCTGATGTAGTTTTAAATATAGTTACAAAAGGGGCTCAACTTGCTAAACAGCAATTAAATAATTTAGGCAACTCTTCAAAAAATTCAGCAGGTAAATTAGCACAATTAGCTAAATTTGCAAAAATTGCAGGCGTTGCTATTGGTATAGCTTTAGCTAAAGGTTTGTCTGTTGCTGTAAGCGAATATATAAAATTTAATGATAAAATGGTGCAATCACTTGCAATCATGCAGACAAGTGTTGCAGAACAAAAAGCAATGGCTCAAACAGCGAGAGATGTTGCTTCTGTAACAGCAGTTTCGGCCGAACAATCAGCTGAAGCCTATTTCTTTTTAGCATCAGCAGGTTTAAATGCTGAACAATCTATTTCTGCCTTACCACAAGTAGCAAAATTTGCTCAAGCAGGTATGTTTGATATGGCTACTGCTACTGACTTAGCAACAGACGCACAATCAGCTTTGGGGCTTACAGTTAAAGACGCAGGGCAAAACTTAGAAAATTTAACAAGAGTTACAGATGTATTAGTAAAAGCGAACACATTAGCAAACGCTTCTGTCCAACAATTCTCTGAAGCATTAACTACAAAAGCAGGTGCAGCTTTAAAGGTAGTAAATAAAGATATAGAAGAGGGTGTTGCCGTATTAGCAGCTTTTGCTGATAGAGGTGTAAAAGGTGCAGAAGCAGGAGATAAACTTAACCAAGTTCTTAGAGATATACCAAGAGCAACAGCTAAAAATAAAAATGAATTTGCAGCTTTAGGTTTAGAAATGTTTGACGCACAGGGCAACATGAAAAACGTAGCAGACATTATTGAAGAGTTAGACGCTGTATTAGGCCCTATGTCCGACGAAATGAAAGCAGCTACTTTAGATCAATTAGGACTTAATCGTGGTGTTGCTGACGCTGTAAAAATATTAAGTGGCGCAGGCGACCAAATTAGAGAATATGAAAAAGCTTTACGAGATAGTGCAGGGATCACTGAAGAAGTTGCTGACAAACAATTAGAGAGTTTAAAAGCACAATTAGGACTGGCGAAAGATAAATTTATTGATCTCGGTTTAGCTATTGTAGAACAATACGAGCCTGCTATGTTAGACGCAATAAAAGCCACTAATGCCTTTTTAGATGTAATAAGTGGTAGAGCACCTGATGATGTTAAAGACTTAATGAGAGGTTTTGACGGGTTACTTAAAGTTTTAAGTTATCTAAATCCAGCTTTTAAACAACAAACAACTTTAGTAGAAGCTTATGAACAAGCACAAGAAAAAGTAAGAAGGCAAAATATAGGAAAAACTTATTTTGATGTAGATAAAGCCTTACGAGATTTTAATATAACACAAACAGACGCAAGAAGAAATGCTGAAAGATTAGAAGTTGAATGGGCTATGTCTAAAGACACAGTTGATAGATTAACTGATTCAGTTGAGGAATTAGACGAAGCCGAAGCAGCTTTAAATAAAGAGCGTAAAGAAAACGCAATACCTACTTTAAGCAGAGTTATAAATGCTATGCAGGCTATTGAAGATATACACGAAAATATTGCTGATTTAGAAAAAGCAAGAAACAAGTTAGCAGCTAAAAAAATTGAAGCAGATACAAAAGTAAGACTTGCAGGAGAAAAAGTACTTAAAGCAGAAACAGCTTTAAATAAACAAAAAGAAATTTCTAAACAAGTAACTCTAGAAGAAGAAATAGCAATATTAAGACAAGAAGAAGCTGTTAAAAGATTAACAGAACAAGAAGAAAGAAATACACTTCAAGAAAAAGAACTTGAACTTGCCAAAAGAAAATTAGAAGAGTTAAGAGTAGCTAGTATTTCTGCAACACATGAAGAAATATCTGCTCAAAGAGATTTAGAGAGAGCACAAGAGGGCGTATTAAGTGCTGAAAGAGACTTAGAACAAGCAACATTAGCTTTAGCTGAAGCTAATAGAGAATTAAATGAAGCAACTGCTGATACACCTGAAAACATTATGAAAATGGCTTTAGCTAAAAAAGAATTAGATGACGCACTTGCTGACCAAAAAGACCTTAAAAGTTTTGGTTTGGCTATGCAACAAATTGCAGATATGGGTATAGCAAGTTTTGATAGTTTAGTAGCTGGATATTATAAAGCACTTAATGCTGTTAGAGGTGGAACAAGTAGTACAGGATCATCTGCGCCACCAAGTATGCCACCTGCAAAAAGTGAAACTTTTAGTGAGGACGGCTCTTTAGATCCAGGAGATGTTTCTAGTCCTGTTGGCTCTGGTGGTGGAAGATTTGGTACAATGGACGCTAACGGTGTGATCACAAATACTAATAATTCTATAGTGGTAAATGTAGGTGGCGCTTTATCAAGCAGTGATGAAATATCTACTGCTGTTGCAAGTGCTATGATACAAGCTCAAAGGCGTGGTATTAAGGTACTAATCTAATGTCCGTAGCGTTTGATAGTAATGTTACTTTAACTGTTGAGATAGGATTTGATAGTGAGCCTTTTGACAGTTCAATAACTTTTACAGATGTTTCTAGTTATGTAAGAGGGATCAATATAAGACGAGGAAGAAGTAATGAATTAGGCCAATTTGTTGCTGGATCTTGTGAACTGCTTTTAAGTAACGCAGATAATAGATTTAATCCAACTCAAACTACTCATTATTACGACAGCGCAAATGCCAGAACTAAAATTCAACCATTAAAGCCTGTAAGAGTTAAAGCAACTTATGACAGCAGTAATTATGATTTATATTATGGATTTTTAGATCAAATACCAGTAAGTTATCCTGCTTTAGGTGCAGACAGTGTTGTAACTTTTAGAGCTGTTGACGCTTTCAAAATTTTTCAAAGTCAAACAATTCAGTCGGTTGGTTGGAAAATTGGACAAGTAGGTTTCTCTGAAATAGGGGTTTCTACTAGATTAGGTTATGCAGACGCAGCTGAATTAACTTCTGTAAGGGTTACAAGATTATTAAATTCTATTGGTTTTCCTAGTGCTTTAAGAGATGTTAATACAGGGACCTTAAACATACAACAACAAGCTGTAACTACAAATCTTTTAACTGCTATGAGAGAGTGTGAAACAGCTGAAAACGCACAGCTATTCATGGCTCCAGACGGCAAAGCGACATTCAGAAATAGAAATTATAAACTATCAAACGCAAAAGCTACTGATGTACAAGCTACTTTTGATAATTCTGGTAGCAATTTACCATATACTGACGTTGTTACTTCTTTTGATACAAACGAAGTATTAAATGTTTATGAATGGACAAGAACAGGAGGAAGCGCTCAATATGTAGCTGACGCAGATAGTGTAAGCAGATATACTGCTAAAACTTCTACTGAAACTACTAAAAATACTTCTGATGCTAATGTTAAATCAATAATTGAGCAAAAATTAAGTGAAACAGCTTTACCTATTGAAAGAATAGATACTTTAACTATAAATCCAAGAGATGATGTAACACTTTGGCCTAAAGTATTAGGTTTAGGCTTTGGAGATAGAGTAAAAGTAAACGTAACTAATCCAAATGGATCAACTTTTTCTGATGAAGTTTGGATAGAAAGCATTGATCACTCAATTAGCAGTGGCAATCAAACTTGGAAATATACAGTTTCTTTAAGCCCTGCTGGATCTTCTGGTTGGGTTATGGGCCAAGCAAAAATTGGCGAGGGTACTCGTTTCGCTTATACTTAGTGCTATGATTATAGAAACAACAATTTTAAGGAATAAAAATGCCAAGTGGATTTAAGGTCTGGACAACAGGAGATTTAGTATCAGCTTCTGATTTTAATAATTATGTACAAGAGCAAGTAATAATGACTTTCGCAGATAGCTCTGCTAGAGGCTCTGCAATAAGCTCGCCAGAAGAAGGAATGTTCGCTTATTTAAAAGATACTAATACATTAACCTATTATGACGGATCGAGTTGGGCTTCTTATATAGGGGACGGCGACATTACAGGCGTAACAATTACAACTGGATCTACTTCAGGATTATCAGGTGGTGCAACTGCTACTTCAGGCGCTTTTTCTTCAACTTTATTAGTAGCACCAACACAAGCAACTTCAGCTACAGTAGCTAGTGGAGATGTAATCTTAATTGCAGATATAGATGACAGTAATAATTTAAAGAAAACAACAGCAGGGGATATTGCAGGATTAGCTGGTGGTGTTTCATTAGGTTTAGTAATAGCACTAAGTTAGGAAAGGATAAAATATGGCAGATACATTACATTCAGTACAAGGTGTTCTAGGAACAGGTAGCACAGCTATTTTAGACGCAGTAGCTTCAAGCACAACTGAAACTGTTATTGGATTAACTTTATCTAATATAAGTGGCTCTAGTGCAGATGTTACTGTTGATCTAAGTATTACCAAATCTGGTGGATCATTAAGAAAAGTCTTAAATGATGTTTCACTTCCATTTGGAACTACGATCACAATGAGTACTAAAATGGTATTAGAAACAGGCGACACAATGCAAGGACTTGCAAGTGCAGCTTCAAGTGTGGATTTTAATTTAGCTTATTTGAAACAAACCTAAAGGGATAATTTATGGCCTACATAGGTACTCAACCAAATAATGTAAAAAAGAATATTGGTTTATATAATCCGAGTGAAATACTGCAATTAACCAAAGATGGTAGTTGGGGTGGCTCATTAGAGCTTATACAAAGTCAAACTTATTCAAGTACAGTTTCAGCAGTTGATTTTACTTCTATTAAAGAAAATGTTTATGATGTTCATTATTTACAAATGCAAAATAGTGGAAATGTTAGTGATAACAAAAGAATGACTTGTAGATTTTTTGAAAGTGGTGTATTAGAAACTGCAAGTGTTTATCAAAGAGCTTGTCAAGTAGGTAAAGCAGACGGAAGTTTTGCAGAAGTAAATAGTACTAGTGCTGATGAACTGAGATTGTGTGATAATACAGGTGGTAATGCTACAGGGGAAAAAGCTAATTCTTATGCTTACTTTTATAATTTAGGAAATGCAAGCAAATACAGTTTTATGACTTATAACAGTATTGTTTGTAATATTACAGGTAGTGCTTCAATGGAATTTGGTGGTGGTGTATTACCACAGACAAGTGTAGTTGATGGAATAAGAGTATTAGTTAATGATGATAGCGATTTTGATAGTTTTACTATGACACTTTATGGGATTAAACAGATATGAGTAACCTAAGATTAATTAATGAAACCACAATAACAAGTGGGGTATCAACAGTAAATATTGAAAATGTATTTTCTGCTGATTTTGATATTTATAAAATTGTTGCTAATGGTATTTCAACAGTAGGAACTACACAAACAGACCCAGATTTAAGATTTATAAATTCTGGTGGAAGTGTTGTTAGTTCTAGTGATTATCAATATGCACATCAAATAATGAGAGCTGATGCAAGTTTTACAGAACAAAATTCCACAGGGGATACTGAACTATATAGATTTTTTGGCGAAAGTGTTGACCAAGCACCCGAAGAAAATGGACAAGTTTCATATATATTTAATCCATTTTCTAGTTCAAGTTATACCTTTGCTTTATATCAAAGTATGGTGGCTTCAGCAGGTTTAAAAATTGCTATGAAAGGTATTGGTATTTTAACACAAACTGCAAGTATGACAGGTTTTCAAGTAATAGACAATAATGGTTCAAGACCATTTGCAAGTGGTTCAGTTAAAACTTATGGATTAAGAGTTGATAGCTAATGGGATTAGTACAAGTAGCAACAAATACAGTAACAAGTGCAGTAGCTAGTGTTGAATTAACAGGAATAAATACTGATGATGTTTATATGGTATCTTATGATAATTGGAAATGTGCAACTGATACACAACAAAATAGATTAAGAATAACTAAAGGTGGAAGTGCAGATGTTACTGCTAATTATGATTTTGCAAGCAAAATGATGTATGGTAGTACCTCTTTTTTTAACAATGCACAAGCAAATTTAACTTTTGTAGGTCAAGACAGTATCGGAACAGGAACAGGCGAGGCAAGTAATGGAATACTATATTTATATAATTTTAATTCAAGTTCAGAATATAGTTTTTTAACACAGGAAGAAGTAAATTGGTCGCACAATCCAAGATTAACAGGTATTGCAGGTGGTATTGTTCACACAGTTGCAAGTGCAAGTGATGGAATACAATTTTTTATGGGTAGTGGAAATATAACAGCAGGAACTTTTACCTTATATAAGGTGGTGTAATTATGAGTGAATTTGGATATATCCCTGAAGCACCAACTCAAAGTTATGGCGACAATAAAGGAATTTTTGATCCTATAGATATTTATAATTTAGATTTAGAGAATAAATTTACAACTGTTGGATCTTTAGAATTAATACAAACGCAGACAGTATCAAGTGCTACTTGTACATTTAGTAATTTAAATCAAAGTTTATATAATGTTCATTTCTTTACTTTTAACGATATACACTTTGGAAGTCAAACAGAATTGGGATATAGATTATCTAATGACGGCGGTAGTACTTTTGAAACAGGATATTCTTTTTGTAATCAAAGAGGTATTGCAGACGGAAGTTTTGCAGATAGGTATAGCACAAGTCAAGATAGTGCAAGGTTATGTGGTGATATAGATGAAGATGCACACTCATTAGCGAATGGTGTTATGTATTTATATAATGCAGGTAACAGTTCAGTTTACACTTATGCAACAAGCCACATGAGTTTTGTAGATTTTCAAGATTATCCTGCTATGGAATTTGGAAGTCAGCAATATAATCACGCAGAAGAAATATCAGCAATTAAGTTTGGTGCAGGTACAGCGATTGGTGCTATGACAAGTGCTACGATTAGTTTGTATGGATTGAGGAATTAATAATGGCAACGAATTTACAATTTATTAAATCAGCAAGTGGGATTGGTGTAACAACATTAACAGTAGCAGATTGTTTTTCTTCAGCTTTTGATACTTATTTCTTTAGTGTATCTAAAGGGCGTATGTCTGATAACGCTTATACACAGTTAAGGTTTATGGATAGTAGTGGTACTTTAATAAATCAAACTGAATATGATTATGCAAGTTTGGATATGTATGCTAATACAGGTTTTACAAATCTTAGAAATACAAATCAAAGTTCAATTCCAAACTTTGCTTTGGCTCAAAGTGGTGTAGATGATTTTGGTGGAATAAGTGCTTTTATATATAGTCCATACAAAAGCGACCTTTATACTTTTGTTACAATTCAATCTTCTTCTTATTCAACAGAGGGAAGAGGCACAAGAAATATTGGTGTACATAAATCAGAAGAACAATTATCAGGAATACAATTAAATAGAAGTAGTGGTGCTAGTTTTGATATGACAATAAATATGTATGGGGTTTTATCATGAGTGGTACTTTAATTAAAATTGCAGAAAATACAGTATCTACTGCAGTAAGTAATGTTACATTAACAGGAATGGATAGCACTTACAATGTGTATATGGTTACTTATAGAAATATGCAAGGCTCTGTTAATGAAAAATATCCACAGTTTAGGTTTACCGAAAGTGGTACTGCAAATGATAGTTCTAATTATGATTACGCTTTTGCTAAATTAAAGACTTATTCTGACTTTTCAAACGAGGGTGGAACTAATGGAAATCTATGCTATTTAACACGAGAAAAACTAGGCGACCAAGCAGAAGAAACTGCTAATGGTCATATGTATATATTTAATGCAAGTAATAGTGGGGAATATACAACTGCAACTTTAGAAAATTCAAACAGAGACGCAGGTGGTAACTTAATGTCTGCAACTGGTGGAATGGGATTTACTGTTGCGTCTGCTGTGGACGGAATATATTTTTTCATTGACTCAAGTAATATAGTTAGTGGAGAATTTGTTTTGTACGGATTACGAAAATAAGTGCTAAGATAAGGAAAGGAAAATATTATGGCAATTAAAACAATCGCACAATTTAGAACTGAAGCTACTTCTGAAGTAGAAAGTGAAAAGCCTTTGTATGCTCAAGTCAATAATGAAAGACGAGAGTTTACTAAAGCAGAATACGATCAAGCTATTGAAGATAGAGCACAATCTAAATTAGATGAGCAAGATAACGGTTATGCTAGAGCTAGATTAGAAGCTTATGGATCATGGAACGATCAATTAGATCAACTTTATCATGATATAGACGCAGGAAAACTAGATAAAACTGGCGAATGGTATAAAGCTGTTAAAAAAGTCAAAGACGATAATCCGAAACCAAGCTAATGAAACTTGACGTAGTTAGAACGCAGTTTGGTGAAGACGCTACTAATGGAATGCTATTTATTAATGACGTTTTTGAGTGTTTTACTTTGGAAGATGAAGTTAGAAATGTAAAAGTCCATTCAGAAACAGCGATCCCTTTAGGCGAATACGAAATAAAGCTAAGAACAGAAGGCGGTTTTCATACTAAATATACTTCTCGTTATGGCTCTATGCACAAAGGCATGCTTTGGCTTCAAGATGTACCGGGCTTTACTTGGATCTTAATCCACACTGGCAACACAGACCAACATACTGCTGGTTGTTTGCTTCTAGGAGAAACACAACAAGATTTAGATAAAGGAAAAGACGGATTTGTAGGTGGCTCTGGGGACGCTTATAAAAAGGCTTATCCAAAAATTGCTAAAGCTATATTGAACGGCGAAAAAGTAACTATAAAATATACAAATATTAATTTAGAAGAAAAAGAAATATCTAATAAAGCTACTGATGATGTAATGCTAACAGGCATGGTGGACGCCAAAATGGATAAAATGTTATCTGAAATTAAAGCAATTAAATCTATTATTAGCAAGAAAATTATATAAAAATACTATACTTCTAAATATATAACATATTCAAAAAAGAGGTGATCCCTCATGCAAATTTCATGCCCAAAATGTAAAAAAAATTTATTATATATAGCTACAACTACCAAATTTGTTTGTGGAAATAAAAAGTGCAAAGATTATAACCGTAGGCAATTTGGTGGTAATCTAGATGAAGAAGAATAATTTAGGAGAAATTATGGGTAATGCAAAAGCTTATTGGAAGTTTATGCTGTCAAAAGCATTTAGAACAGGACTTCAATCAGCAATATCTTTATGGTTAGCTAATTCAAGTGGAATAATAGACGCAGATGTTTTTCAATTAGTCGGCGTTGCTTTTTTAACAAGTTTTATAACTGTTATACAGCACGCACTTGAACAATATAAACCAAAGGCTACATACGAAGATTAAAAATGAAAGCACAAGTTAATTTAGGACAAATACTACAAGGTGGTTTGGCTGCTTTAGTTGGTTGGTTGTTTAAAACAGTAAACGATTTACAGCAAGAAGTAGCAACATTGAAAGCACAAGTACAAGCATATTCGGAAAGTATTACTGGCTTTAATCAAAATTTAATAATTATAGAAGAAGTAATTAGAGAAATATTATTTAAGGTAGGTGGGTAATGGGCGACTGCTGTGGCAACTGCAACTGTGGTGGGCAATAAATTATCAAGAATATTAATAGTATGTCTATTAATTATTCCAGCACCAGTTTACGCAGAAAATACAACTGTTACTGAAAATTTTGACGATCAAGAACTTAATCAAGACATTACGTTTCTTTATGGTGCTAGCGACAGTATTGTATCTGCCCAAACTAATTGCGATAATTCTCAAGTACCTGGATCTATCAACATTGAAGATATGGACTGCCACGGTGGAAGCCCTTATTTTGGAAGCGACAGGTATCAGCTTGGACTACGTAGTTCAACAGACGCACTTACTATTGCGTTCCCTAATTCAGAAACTAAACCTATTTCTCAAGTAGGTTTTCTTACAATGGCTGTGGATACAGCTTCAACAGGGACTATTTACTATGATGACTCAACTTCTGCTACTTTTAATATTGCAACAAACGACGGAAATAATCCAAATCAAGTAACTTTATCTGCACCTACTGGAACAACGATCAACGAGATTGTAATACCGGGCGTAGCTGATAACTTACAAGATTGGTGGCTTATTGATAATGTTTATTATATTTACGATAACACCAATTCTACGACTACGACCACCACAACAACTACAACAACGACAACAACCACGACCACAACAACAACTATTCCACCAGCACCTGAGCCAGAGCCTGAGCCAGAGCCACCACCAACTACAACTACAACTATCCCAATAGTAATTGTTGAAATAGACGGTGAAGAACTTGAATACACACAAACAGAAGTAGATGACGGAACAGTAGAAAGAGATATGGAACGCTCTAGCAATTTAGAAGATTACGGTTGCGACATGACTGACGCTCAAATTGAAAGGGGCGACTGCGATATAGAAATCTATGAAGAATATGAAGAAGAAGATGAAATTTATCTAGTGATTA